TCATTTTGAGCACCTACGCCCACTAATTGAATCAAGCCACCTGGCATTTGTATACTCACCTATGCTTTGTTTAAGAGACTATGCGCACGCTCATAGGCTGTACAGATCCACCCCTATACGGAACAACTCCATGGCCGGTTATCAACTGGAATGCTCCAAATGCTCCTGTAGCATTTCGACTCACACAGCAATCACTTGTATACACGGCACCCCCACTCGATCCACCGTTTGCACCTTGGAAGGGTGCTACGAATCTCTCACGTTGTGTTGCACCGTTCGCAATGATGGAAGTATAGATAGCATTGGTCTGTCTTGCTCGTGGATTTGGGTCAGCATTGATAGTTCTGGCAATGATTCTTCTTTTATACCGTGTTAGCCAGTCTTGTGTAGAGTTTACTTGCATTACTCTTATCGACGATATTTCCTATTGCGCCCTAGTAAGTTATTTATACAGAAGACCCCATAGGATGTTAATGAGAGCCGTTGTCATCAGCACACATATTGATCAAACAACGGGGTATTCCAAGGTTACGTACAATCTTCTGAAACAGATGAGTACATTGGCTCCAAAGATAAAGACATATCATTTTGGATTCCAACGTCATCCTACTCGTGCGAATACCCGGAAGTATCCGGCAGGAGTTCTGTCATATGACGCAGCTGCGAATGAGGATCCTAAAGAGGATGGGTTCGGATACAACAAGATTCATGACTATATTGAGACGGTACACCCCGATATCGTCCTCATCTATAACGATCCATATACAATCGCGAAGTTTATCGAGGCAATGAAACATAGTCGCGAGACATCAACATACAAGTTATGGTTGTATGTTGATCAAGTGTACACGGGGATTGCACAACCTCTCATTGATATCCTCCATAAGCACGCGGATAGGGTGTACTGTTTCTCTGAGATGTGGAAGAAGACATTTCTAGAATACGGGTCGTTTCCCGATGTTCGTATCCTAAGTCATGCTGTGGATCCAAGTGTTTTTTCATGCATGACACTCGATGCACGGAAGACAATTCGCACAAACATAGGAATTTCAGAGGATGCCATTGTTATTCTCAATGCCAATCGAAACAGTCAACGGAAGCGACTGGATTTGACTATATGTGGATTTACCGAACTTGTCTTCAGGAATCCGACTAAGCCCTATCATCTGCTCATCGCAACGAATATTCAATCACAGACCGGAGCCCACCATGATCTTCAACGAATTTTCATATCTCAACTCAAGAAGCATGGGCTTGACGCACAAATACATGGTCTTAAATTTAGTCTGATTGACACATCACCCCCAAATGTGTGGAGTGATGAAGCAATCAATGAACTGTACAATCTTGCCGATATTGGCATCAATACTTCAGACGGTGAGGGATTTGGGCTCTGTCAATTAGAACACATGTACACTGGGGCGCCTCAGGTTGTTACAGATGTAGGAACATATAGGTCATTTCTCGATCCATCCGTTGGAGAGTTTATCCTTCCAAATGGGGACTTCTTTTTCCCAGGCGGAATGCCACATGGGTTCTCATGTCCTACATTTGCGAGACATGATGTTGCAACAGCTCTCGAGAAGATGATTCAAACCCTAGACGAAAAGAAACTAGCCATTCGCTCTTATACATTTCCCAGTTGGACCCGTGTATGCGATAGTTTCTTAGAAGACATTATTTGTCAATCCGTATCCATTGTATCTGTACCGGCGATACCATCTTCCCTAGCTTGAGCAATCGGTTGTTATCTTCAAACGCAGGTCCATCGAATACCTCTTTTGTGTCTGGATCGATTAAAAACACCATCTGTTTGATTTGAACTTTTTGAAGTCTTCGTTTTCGGCGTTGCATGTTTCGCAAATAAGATTCATCAAGCTCATCTGTCTTGATGTCGGGCTTGAATGCCAAATCATTCCCAGTAACCGTGCTATCAAAGCGCATACATGAAATCACGGGTGTTTCCCGACTATGGAGTTTCCGATGAACTTCACAGTCGACGGCTGCCTGTTTCAACAAGACACTAATACGCTTGTTTGTCACATCTTTCTCATATGTTTTTTCATACAAGTACTCGTCTGTGGTCATAAACACTTCTGTTTGTTCTCCTTCGTATCGCTTCACATTCATATCGTTTCGTCGAATCAGTACCACGTTGTTGGCAGAGTCTGTTGATTTGGCTTGGGCCTCTGTGAAGACAGATATATAGAAACTTACTCGAACCGTTCGTTCTTCTAAGGGTAATGACGCATGCGAACAAATACGGATAGCACGTCCTACAACTTGATCATGACGGGCAGGATTCCAATGAGGTTCCATGATATGAACATGTCGAACGTTTGCTAGTGTAATTCCCTCAGCACCTGCTGCTGTAATCATGAACAAGCACATCTTTTTCTTGGGCTTACTTTCTACAGATGCCTTGAGGCTAGGAGGGAAATCATCCGAGTACTTGGCGTTAAAAATCTGTCTCATAAGCTCACGCTGTTCCATATCTTCATTTCCTGTGAAGAAAGCGTATGCGGGCAATTCGGGATCTAACATGGGATCCTCAACCCATTGATTAGCTTCTTTTACAAGCTTGTACTCTTGCCATCCATTTGCACTTAGAATGGCGGAAAACACACCCAGACCTTCTAAGTTACGAAATCCAGAGTACAGTAATTGTGTTCGAAAGACAGGTCCTGTTCCAAGTGATTCACGAATATTCTGTAACATCTTCAACATTTTTGGACTATAGTTTTGAAGCGCCTGCTCCGTAAGATACCGGGAAGGATTGGCCTTAATTTGCTGTAAAATCTGAGACTTGTCTGGAACAACCTCTTCGTTCGTAATTTCATCGGCATCCGGTTTTCGCAATTCAGGAGGAACCGCAAAATCACACGCTAAGCGAGAATTGACGCGAAATGTTTTCATCTCACTGTCATCTGCCTTGGAAGGATTCAATTTTCGTCTTGCATCACGCTTAATTTCATCTAACCGGACGGACAAATAATTGGTAAACATAGTTTCCGACATAGGAACTTTTTCCAATGTCTTGTCGTCATCTACTCGCCTGGGTAACATTCGATCATCGGCACCCTTAAAATACGATACCAATCCTTGGATACGACGTTGAAATAACATGGCATTTTTAACAGTCAGTCCATCCAAGAAAAGCGTGGCAAACTCTTCATAGACAGTAGGAAGAGCATTGAATATTTCAGTGCTGATTCGGTCCATAGACAATTCTGCCCCTCCTACATCGAGTTGAAACTTGTTGCTCCATGTTTGCACCCAATCGGCCGCTACCGGCACATATGGCATGTCCTTCATATACTGGACTGCAATACGATCGCCCTTTTCATTGTATACACTTCTGAAGTTAGGAGGAGTACGAGTCACCATGATGTACTTCTTGATTGCATTGAACTCTATGGTATCCATATCTGGAATATTACGAAGGACGGTCGTCATCTTCTCTTCATCCCAATTTGGAATTGCACGAACTGGGATAATAACACGTTCGATAGGCCCACGCAACAGATTCATTAGGTATGCGATCTCGTTCGCCCTGTTGATAATGGGAGTTCCCGACAGTGCCACAACCTTACAATTCTTTGCATTATAGATGACATCGTAGAGCTTCTTCGCGATGTCCGACGCGTTCGAAATACGGGATATGAAGTTATGACACTCGTCAATGATGACCACGCTGTTGTCATACGGGTTCGTACCGTCCGTAGGAACATACTTTCCTATATTGGCAGAGGATAATCCATTGTATCGAATGAATGTAAATCGTTGATCCAATATGTCTTCAATCTGTTTGATGATAATGTCTTGGGCTGTCTTTGGGAGGTTTGTATAATTAGCTTCTTGCTTGGGGGATGTTGTGAAAAAGGTACGGTTACGATCTAAAAATCCATCCGACAGCCCTAACGTCTTCGCCATTTGACGGGTTTCCTCCGTGAGTGTTTGCTGTGTCCAATGTTGGTCGTACATGTACAGGGGATCTCCGCACTTCCGCAACTCACCTTTGTAGTTAGACTCGAGAGACGCCGGCAACATAACAAATACTTTTTTGGTTGTCAAGAGAGACTCTGCGACAGCAATAGAGGAGCATGTCTTTCCAGAACCCAATCCATGATACAGAAGGAGACCGCGATATGGTGTCTCAATCAAAAGATAGTCGCGAACTACTTTCTGGTGAGGTAATAACTCTCTTGCGTTTGAGCCCCGCGCAAGACATACATCTACATCCTTATCCTCATCATCTGTTGGCATCTTTCGGTATTGAAGAAGTGTTCGTGTCACGGCATCGGCGAATGCCTTTCTGTTTGGCAACGCATAGGGTGTGCTCATTGTTTCTACCGACCATGTAAAAATGTAGTACTCAAACAATGGACAAGACTCATAAACTATGTATGGTAACCACGTACCTTTTCCTAATGGCTGCTTTTCTCTATACCCAACCCGACGTGGCATTTGGTAGAGAGGGACGAATTCGTCCTTTTGGAACACAAGAAAAAGAATCTACTATCTTTCCAGTGTGGTGGTGGGTCTTTATTATCGCAGTGACATCCTATGTGATTTCATTCATCGCTCTTAGGGTCATAGAATAATCATTCACACTCAAATGTTTCAATCAAAGAAGATAGATCGGCCAGCATCGCATGACGTTGTAAATGATGTGGTCGCACTAGCTCATGTGCCTCATCAAATGTCTTCCATCCAATTCCAGAAATCTCTCGTCGTTGCACAGGTGTTAGTCGTTGATTGAGATTGATTTTCTCGGGATGTTTCATTAGGGCAACGAAGTACACATGTTTGTACTCAACATGGTTCAATCCCGTAAATGTTTCAGTAAGAATCATATTTTTTAACACTACAAAGGAATCTCGGGGAATGCTTGTCTCTTCATCGAACTCACGAATCGCACATGATAAATCAGACTCTCCTCGCATACGACGACCCTTTGGGAATCCCCATTCAGGCTCAATGTACACGGATAGATTGTTCCGCACAATAGACATCTTATCAAGCATAGCAAATTTCTCCTTACTTTGACTGTAATCACTTGTGATTCTATCATCTCCCCACATTTGACGCCATAACGACTCATACGAGTCACTGGCGATAGATGCTTGTTCCTTTAACGTCATATTCGCAATCAACGTAGAGACATATGGAATGTTGGTTGGATCATACTTCCCCCGCATGAACTCTGTAAAGCTCATACTATCCTTTCGTCGGATCATAAGGATTCGACTATGTTCCCCAGGAACAGGGAGTGTTGGACTGTCTATGAGCAGTATTCCACACGAGAGAACGGGGTCTCGACACGTTCGAAACAGGTGACCCTTCCCTCCACAGTTGTTACAGTACATTAAAGGTATATGTTGTTGCGTCATCTCGCTCCGTTTTTCCATTGCTGTATAGACGATTCTTCCAAGAAAGTTCCTCTGTAGACATAAACAATGGGATTGTTTCAATCAAAACCAACTCCACCAGTGTTTGTTAGTACCCCACCTATCGCACCATCGGGTTCGGGTTCTTTGATTATGTCTGTTGTCGGTGGCATCGTTCTAATTGTATTAGGAATTGTGTTTTTCAATTATATTCAAAAGGGAGAAGGTCTTCCTGGATATGATTTATTTCCATCGAAGTCATCGGGTGATAAGACTCCGGCTCCAGTCGATGGGAAAACAAAAACAGTGATTCCGTCAGGTGAAATTCCCATTGGTGTAGGTGCAGACTATGGGCTTCAGTTCTGGATGTACATCTCTAATTGGGATTATCGATTTGGACAGGACAAGGATGTTCTGAAACGTATCTCTCCAAACGATGGAAATGTCGTTGGACCTCGTATTTTCCTAGCACCCACCGACAATACTCTTCATGTTCGTATCAGTTTATTTCCATCCAATCGAGATGCTGGCTCTGCTGAACCAGGTGAGAGCAGTACAGGAGATTCCTTCACTTGTAGTGTTGAGAATGTTCCACTCCAGTCTTGGTTCGCTGTCTCTATGACTGTGTTCCAGAGGAATTTAGATATCTACATAAATGGACGATTGGTAAAATCATGTGTGCTCCCTGGTATTCCAAAGCCCGCTCTAGGGGATGTTATTCTCAATGACAATGGTGGGTTTGCAGGGTCTATCTGTAATGTCAATGGATATAGCGAGATGTTAAACCCAGCTGATACAAAGAGCTTCCATGCGAAGGGGACTACTTGTGCCCCTCCCGCAGATGCTGGAAAGGTAGCCGTAGACAAGGATTCCTTTTTCATTACACTGTTTGGCTACACGTTCCGTTTCAGCAGGCTCAATAAGGAGGGTGAGGAACTTAACAGTTATACATTGTAAATAGCAATGCGTATCCTATTAAAATGTCCGACACGAAGTCGTCCACAAAAAATATTTACTACATTGAGAGCGTACATGAAATTCGCAAATCATCCTGAACAACTTGGGGTTGCTATCTCTTGCGATGAGTCTGACACAACAATGTCACGCAATCTCGTTCATGAGGAAATTCATAGTATTCTACAGAAGACTGCATGGCATGCTATATATACGAGTGAAAATACGACAAAAATACAGGCCTGTAATGCGGATATGGAAAAGATACCCTGGGAATGGGACATACTCGTTTTGATATCCGATGATATGATCCCAAGGATACAAGGATATGATGACGTGATTCGAACGCATATGATGGGGCGTTTCCCAGATACCAATGGTATTCTATGGTACAATGATGGATTTCAAGGAAACAATCTGAACACATTGAGCATTATGGGACGTGCTATGTACAACCAACAAGGATACATATACAATCCCGAATACAAGAGTCTATTTTGCGATACAGAGTTTACCGATCTTTGTAAAGGAACATTGGCAACAAGGTGTTTGTACATCCCCTATTGTATTATCCGACATGAGCATCCTGGAACCGGATTTGCACAAGAAATGGACGCTCTCTATCAGAAGAATCAGCAGTATTGGAATGAGGATATGCATACATATATTCGACGAAAGACATATTCCTATGATTGGTCGGTTCTCATTCCTACTATACCAGGACGTGAAACAAGTCTCCATCGTCTACTTTCATCACTCCATGAAAAAAGAACGCGTATTTGTCCAGACATGCGGATGGAAATCTGTCTATCCTTTGACAATCGAGAAGCAAGTATAGGAACAAAACGAGAAGGATTACTCCAACAAGCCTGTGGAAAATATATGTCGTTCATAGACGATGACGATGAGATAACCGATGCTTATATAGAAGACCTCTATCAGACTATACAAGGTGGATACCATACAATGCGTCTACAAGGAGACATCCAAGGATTCACATTTGTCCATAGCCTACGTGTTAGCTTATCTGGTAAGATGGCGTCCGCAGAAGGTGTCTTCCAAAGACCACCCAATCATCTAAATCCAATGCTATCCGATGTCGCAAAGTTAATTCATTTTAAAGACGCTTTGTGTGGCGAAGATCTAGATTGGACATTGTCTCTTGCGAAGAGGAAATATCTAGAGACCGAGTACAAGACATCTCGCACTCATTATTTATACAATCTTGACCCTAGAAAGCAGCGCGTTACACAAGAAACGGTCACACTTCAACAGAACACAACATATGAGACCATGTTACAGATGGTCTTCACACCTAACAAGGCAGTGCAGCCTACAACACGGTTGTCAAATAGATTAGTCTTAGGACCTCGAGGTTTTCTATCCAAGTAATACAATGGAAATCTCCACGATAATAGGAATTGTCATTGTCGGGTTGATTGTTGTGTACATGATATGGTATCCGCGAGCGAGCAGTACGGGTACTTTTGTTATCCTGAAGGATTCGACACCAGGAGATGTTGTACGCTCGTTCGCGACAATGTTGCCCCGTTCATACAATCAACCCGAAGGCATGACATATTCATATTCCGCATGGATACTTGTCAAAGACTTCACCAAGGGCTTTGGAACCCGTCGCCGTATTTTTTCTAAGGAAGATTCACCGGCACTCTACCTCGATTCTACTTCGAATTCATTCCTTGTAGCAGTTGATACCTACGGAAGCACCGAAACAATCCTTATCCCAAATATTCCTGCTATGAAATGGGTACAGTATGCTATGATAGTGGACCAGCATTCAGTAGATATATACATCAATGGAATCTTACGAAAGCATCATACATTGGCACAATTACCACAATTGAATGATGCAGCCCTGTCCATTGGTTCGCAGTGGGACGGTGTTCTCTCGCGATTGACGTACTATCCTCGTGCGTTGGACTTCAAGGAAATCAAAGAGATAATGAAAGAACCGGTTCCAAGTGACCTACAGCGAGACGCAGCACCTCCTACTTATTTTGATATTAGTTGGTACATCGGGCGTTTATATTCTGCGTAATCATCAATATGAGTTCAGGTGGTGTTCGAGGAACCGATCTATCTGGTATCACTCAGTTTCGCGTACAGAATGCTTCAGATGCTACAAGACGAACAAAGCTTATGTTAGTGTACCAAACATTTGCGTCTACAACAGGTGCGAATGCTTATAGGAATCAAACCCCGAACGCAAACGGGTCATATCTTGATTTTCTACAAGGACGTAAGGAATGCCTACCTATCTGTGGAGGACTTGCATTTGCAGGTATTAGTAGGAGTTTTCGAACCTAGCTTTGCGAGTTTTCTGAAGCTGTTTACGAGCAGCTGTTCGCTGTGTCTTGGTAGACTTGGGATTGTATGTAAAAAAATACTTCAAGAAATCAACCGATGTTTTATCTTTCGATAGTTTTTGATACAACTCAGCCTTATGCTTCTTCATATCTGTCAATGTTTCTTGGTCGCCTAAACAATCAATAGGGGTCAAGAGAGCATATCTGCGTTTTTCCTTGTGGTTCGCAAGATCCACCAGCCGTTGGGCAACACACATAAGGTGTGTAATTTCGTCTTCCTCAATACCAGAGTACATGTACGCGAATACAAATTGAAGCATGGTGGGAATAGACGCAACACGAATGCCATTTGTCATTTGATGATAACTATGACATGCGGCGGTTTGATACACTCTCATTAACACTTTGTCATTGTCATCCAGTATATCGACATGAGCAGGCAAAATCTCCGAGCCCTCACCTTGTTCTGTTTTGTATCCTTCTGACAATCTTGCGACCGTGTCTGGTTCTGCGAGAATCGTAATAGGTGTACTCCATTTGGGACCCTTTCCTTCGTGAATTTGCGATGCAGTGATTCCCAAGAGGACAGCCTTATGCTCCTGTAGAAAACTCTCAATGTTCTTACGTTGGACCTTTGCCATTGGGACCTCTTGTCTCGATGGTGTGGACGGACACGTCATAGGATATTGCTTGTTGAATAAAACCAATCGTTCGTATACCTTTTTCCATCTCGATACATCGCCACGAGGTCGTGACAGCTCGAGGTACATAGACATTCTCAGAAAATTGGGAGTGACATAATGAATACCTTCAAGAACAACATTTTCATCCCAGATTCTGTCAAAAATAACAGCATCTAGGTGGGTAATATCTGCGACTCCTTCGTAATTAGCAAACACCTTAAATGTTCCTAGATGCATTCCGGGTTTTACCTCAACACTTGCCACTCCTGCGTCCGACAGCTTGTTAGCAAGAATCATCGCATGTTCCTGAGGAGTTCGACTGTAGAAATCATAATCGGGAACTGTAGAATCTTCCTTGTAAAATCTATCTTTTTCCGGAAGCATATTGTTAATCGCTGTGCCTCCGTAACACATAACGGTATGTTCCTTGAGAAATTGCGATACAATGGCAAGACTTTGCTTGGTTACGGGGTTCGCGGCCGCGGCTTTATCATTTTCTAGGGTAAGTTGCTCTATCACCCTTTCGATATCCTCCATTATACGTTAGGAAGGAAAAACGGATTGTTATTTGTTATTTCCTTGTAGAGCATCAAGGATGCCTAGACCTTATAATCTTCGTATTCGCCAGAAGCAGGAAAAGATAGTCGAGGAGAAAGATGTAGACGAGACCGATTCAGATGATTCAGACTACGAGTCTCCAGATACATCTATTTCAGAGTCTACGTCTCAAGTCGAGGAACAGATAGATACCGCAGAACAACAGCATATAACGATTCCGATCCCTAAGACGGGGCGTATCAAGATTGAGATTGATAATCGTCCCCGTTCCAACTCTATGTACTCAGAAGAGGATGATCAAACAGAAGAGGACGATGATGGATTTATAGGATATCTCATGAACAAATATACCACTGGGTCCAATAAGAAGGATAAAAAGGCGTCCTCACTAAAGCTGAATGATGAAGAGCAAGAGTACTACAACAATGCCCCAAAGAAGAAGCGTACATTGTTAGATGGTCAAATGAAGCAAATTGAAGCCTTGGTAGCAGAGGGAGATGTTCCGCGCAAGTTCAGAGTCCTAGATATGCCTATTCCAGATTCTGCAAAGGCATCGGTGATTAAGAGGATTGATACATTAGATCGAATGGACGATGACAGTGGAGATACGCACAAACTTCGGTCGTGGATCGATGGGTTTATGCAAATTCCATTTGGTAAGAAGATACCTCTGCCTGTAAAGATGGATGATGGAGCGGTTCCTTGTGCAAAGTTCCTATCTGAGAGTCGCGCAAGTCTAGACAAGGCTGTGTATGGTATGCAACCTGCCAAGACACAGATTATGCAAGTTCTGGCACAGTGGATTGCCAATCCATCCAGTGTTGGAAACGTTATCGCATTGAAAGGACCTATGGGTGTTGGAAAGACATCCTTCGCAAAGAATGGTATTGCCCCTGTACTTCATCGTCCCTTTGAGTTCTTCAGTTTAGGAGGTGCAACGGACAGTGCCAACTTCGTAGGTCATGGATACACCTATGAAGGAAGCACATGGGGTCGTATCGTAGATAGTCTGATAAATTCTCGTTGTATGAACCCAGTGATGTACTTTGATGAACTAGACAAGATCTCAGATACAGCGCAAGGACAGGAGGTTGTCTCTATGCTGATTCACCTTACGGATAGGAGTCAAAATTCTCAGTTCCACGATAGATACTTTGCAGGAATAGACATCGACTTGTCCAAGTGTCTGTTTGTATTCTCTTTCAACGATGAGAGCAAAATACATCCGATTCTCAAGGACCGTATACAAGTGATAACATGTACGGGGTATAATGCCGATGACAAGTTCCAGATTATAGACAAGTACATTTGGCCACAGATGCTAGAACGCACGAACTTTCATGAGATGTCTATTAAGCCCGAAGCCATCAAGTTCCTCATCAAGGAGTACTCGTCCGAAGAAGAAGGTGTTCGAACGTTGATTCGAGCACTGGAGACATTGACAAGTCGTATTAATCTTCTCCGTATCGCTGACGAAGAAACTGCCAAGTCATATCCCTTTTATATCAAGATCAATCTTCCTTGTTGTATTGACACGGAAATGGCTAGGCATATAGTACAAGACCTGAATGCTCCCACCAATGATTCATGGAAGCGTCTCTATACTTGAACCCATTCTAGTGTACATATTGGAAAACGAGTGCTTACGGGGTTATCATCCCAAGAAGAAAATATACATTCTACTTCATTTTTTATTTGTTGTATCGACAAGCAGTACTCAATACCTTCCGCGCGAAACACGAAGGGTAATGAAATACGGGATGGGATATAGGTGCATGGATCCAATGCAACAATACAATGGAAGTACTTGCGAGGTGTACAATGGTGGACATAATGAACTAAGCACCATAACTCATTCCCAACCTGAATAGGAATGGCAGAACCACGAAGATGACTAAAAAAGGGAGGTGTTTTTATCTCCTTATGAATCACTAGTTCATTGCCTTCCACATGTCCAACTCGTAGAGGATTCCATGAATACAGCACGTCTTCCGTTCCATTCACTGGAATCCAGTTCTTTTCACAATCGGCATTCAGAGGCGATGTAAGAGCAATCGTATTCCGGTACTCATCTTTATAAATATCACCCATGACAATACCTATTTTCTCCGAGAATTCAGTACTCGTTCCAACAAACCGTAGTTGTTTCTTAGAGTTCTCAAAGATACGAACGTCTTCTATACCCACGATACTATTGCCCCGACGCGGTAGCTCAATAGAAGAATCCTTCATTAAAACAATAGGGCTATTTGGTGTCCACAATGCGTTCTGTGTGCGAACTTTATTCGAACCGCTATACGAACCTTGTTTCATATCATAGCCTCCATTGTCTGTGATAGAATAGTTGACAAACCGAACCATATATGTGTCACCTATCGACGAAATAGATGAAGGGTGGAAATCACGTCCAAACGCAGTTCGATCTACTGGGTGAACGGTAAAGTCTTTTCCAATCGGTTGAATATAGAAAACCATATTTGAGAATACACCTTCCGTATTTGTTGTTCTAGTAAGCAAGTACTCCATGCTCTTCCGGAGACCCTCTGGTTTTTGATTCAAATAGAATAGACAAATAGTTTCTTCATATCGAAATAGATCTGTGTATACGTTGGTTTCGACAAACAATGAGTCTGTCGACATAGGAATGGCCTTTCCAATATGGATGTAATGATATGCCTTGTAATGTTGACCTTGTTCTCGGAAGTATTTTGCAAGTTTATAGATGGGTTCTGCGCGGGTTGGACGAAAATTATATGCCTTTAGCATGTACTTTTCAAAGGAAGGTGCATTCCCAAGGGTCAAATATGTCTGTCCAATCATGTACAACGAGTACCATGGTTCTTCAGCCCACCCTCCTTCCTTGAACCGTTTCTTGTACATCGTTATAGCTTCCTTATGCCTCCCTACACAGTGGTAGCTCTGTGCGAGATAGAACATATAACGAATATTGGTTGGATCTTTCTGAAGACCCTCTTCTAGAAGAAAAACATCTCGTGTAAACTTATCCGATTTACATCCACCGTCATTCTGGTCATTAATACGACAAATACTTTTTGACAAAGGAACTGTGGGCCCATCCCAGTACTCATGTGTAACTCCTGCACATACCCAAGGATAATCCATCCGTATAAGACGACAGTTTGGGTACTCTAAAGTTCCATTTATCTGAACCATTGTGTATCCTTTTTCTGTCAAAGGTTGTTCGAGCAGTGTTCCTGGCTCAAATACCATATCGGCATCTAAGAGAAGTCCATAGACATCTTTCCACCCTTCTCTGTGTACAACATAGTCTTGTGCGGCTCGAAAACTTAGAGTACGATTATGTCCAAAGTTCTGCCATGTAGATTCTGTAAGACACCCTTTATGTGACTCTAGAAATGTCCTTGCGATTTCCTTGGTATTGTCCGTAGATCCAGTATCATGAATACAAAATGCGTCAACCGTTCCTTCGACTGCCTTAAGACATCGTTCTAGTATTGCGGATTCATTGCGAACCATCAGAACTAAGACAATCTTCATCCTGCGTCCTTTTCTAGTGAACTCGCGTGTTCCGTGTAAACAAATGTCCACGGAGTTCGTCAAACAAACGATGCGTGAAAATCTTACACGAGTGCTAGTTCCTCACGTGGCAGACGGTCTATGGAGCATTTATGAGAACGCAAAAACAGCGTGTGAGCGAAATGGACAACCTGAGAAAACCTTACAGACGTTTCAAAACTTACTCACCAGCGTTCCCAAATGGACAGAACAGACATTAGACACAGAAGTTCAGCGCATCACAGTTGCCTCAAAGTGTGACTATATTGAAGATCTCTTACTGGGGGTGTTTGTCAGCTACATCAGAGCATTTGCCAGTCTTCAGCAGTCAGAAAGCACACATGTCAATATTGAGTTTGACAGGCCTTCCTTAGCAAAGTTTGTCCAGAGCTTCTATACAGCAGCAGCTCGTAAGTCCTGGACACAAGCATTTTTGTTCCATGCAATTAATATTCCTTCCATGCAGCAAGCTAGAAACCGCCGCGATATCGAGACGATGTTAGAGTCCACTGTAGGAGAAGTGATTGATGGGTTTATTCCTTGGCGCGAAATCAGTCGGGTCTATTTCCAACCGGATCAGACACGATCAACTGCTCCACCTGTTACGTTTGCACCTCCAGAAACCCACGAATTTGAGACAGATGATGAAGAAGATGAAGAGGACAGACCGAAAGTACTCCTTGGAGAAGATGTTCTACTATCAGACGATGACGATGCTTCGGTAAGTACTGAAGATGAACTTCAAGGAAAAGTGCGCGAAACCGTTGCGTTGAATTTGTAAGACTATCCCCTTGACGCAAAAACAAAGATGGTTGACATGTACATCATCGGCATGATAACCGGAGTGGTAGCAGTACTCGCATTTGTTCTATACACATGGGAACGAACTTCCAAAAGTGAGGAAATGAACTGGTTAGACGCAGGGAAGTTAGCATTGAGTGCAGGAGGAGTCGCAGGAGGAGTCGCCTATGCGGTTGGAACAGATGGCGCTGAGGTAGCACTAGAGACCGTTACCTCAGCAGCCCAAGATATGTTTACAGGGAAACCAGAGTTTTAACTTTCATACCAGCCTGTATAGATATATACAATAATGTGGGTCATCTTTCATGACACACCCACACAGTACACCCATATAGATAGTACCGTCGTTGGCGTAGTACAAGACAATGATATACTTATATATCAGGAGGCGATGTCTATAGATCTCAATATGGACCCATATCCCCTTCTATTGGACAGGTTCTTTCTACAGCCCTTCATGGGTACGATATACTTTGCGAAGAAATATGAGCCTATGCCTCGATATATAGACAAGGAAATCCAATCGGTATGCTTGCAACTTGAAATCCCAAAAATTTTCCTAGTTCGCGCTTCGGAACAGCAGAATCCTTACAGTATCGAGCGATAGCTTTGTACAGATCAAACCCATGATATCTATCATGTCTGTCAGGATGGGCTGTGCGAAATAATACAGACGTTCCATCCGATTGTGTCATCCATTGTTTGAAGAATCCAAACAGCGGATGGTCATATGAATGCGTAGGACCTTCGGGAAACATATCCCAAAACATTGAGCTTGCAAAACGACACAAGTCAAAACTGGGATTCAATGGAATGCGAGGATGGGTCTGACTAAAAAACGGCTCTACATTGTATTGTCCTGCTGCTTCCTCATTGGTCTGAAATTGCCCGGAGACAAAAAGACGCGGTTCCTTCATTCCAGAGAGGCGAACTGAAAATGCCGCACGATCGAAATCGATAATCTTGATAAGATACCCATAGGTAGGCACCTTGTAACAGGTTCCACTATGTTTGTAGTACAAGTGCTCCTTGTCTGTATGAATGTACATAACGTTGTTTCCGTGGAGATCATTGTGTGTGAATCCAAAGTTTCGTTGGGCATACGCAAGTGCGAAAGTAAGTTGCATAACCCATGCAGTATGCTTCTCTGGTTCTGAATGTGCTTTTAGAAGGTCATAGTACGTTCCCTCACATGTTTCCATAATAGTCGTAATCACAGGGACATCCTTAAAGGTTGCCCATGCAAAGGGTTCATCCTCATTTTCATCATCGAGTCCTTCTTCTTCCTCATCATCCGAACATTCACAAGATTGTATATCGTATGCGTCCTCACTATCGCTTTCCTCTTCATCCTCTTCATACTCGGTTGTCTCCCCTGTATCACTATGTGACATGGATCGTACAGAAGGCGTACTGACATGTCCAGGATGTACTTCTTCTATGTCATCCAAATATCCATCCTCACCAAGAAGCACGCTGGCACGCTGAGATCGTGTATGCGTAAATTCGGCAATAGGTTCAGGTGTCCGTAACTTCAAGTCAAATAGTTTTCCCAGATTTCCACTGAACCAATGACGCTCCGATAGCTCTTCATAGTCATCCGAAATATCAACCGTGTGTTTCTCAGCAATACCCACATATACACCATATACCTTTGGAAAGTGAACGCATTCAGACTCGGAAAGAACAATGGATGCTAACGCACCTACATATCCAGCAGTATGGGGGCTCTGCACCTTGTCTTGGATATCCTTGGCAACATCCTCGGGTTTAGGTAATCCAAATGTCCCATAATCTCCTCGCATCCACTTGAATGGACTCAGAATCATAGTCGTCTTACGATGGATTTCAAGGGGTTTTCCCTTCACGATAATATGTGTATCATCTATGATTTTTTGGATTTCATCTGTAAGGCGAATTCCATAGTGACATAACCCAGATACATTACTTGTTTTGAACAAAAGTTCCAAGGGAGGGAAGAAGGGTTGCATCGTTTTGAATCCCCACGCTGTTCCATCCAATGTTGTGTACTTATGAAGACGCAACAACGATGCGTTCGTGCGAAGATCTTTTCCCATTGTTCCACCCTCAGTGAATCAAAACGGAATCCAAACGACTTTTACATGGATACCTTATGTTCCTAGAAATATTCTGTGTATTTCTTATTCTTGTTATCCGATCCCTACACACCTTGCGAAGACTTCTCCAGCATGATGAAGTCGCTCACATTCCAGAATAAACAATACCCGTGAGAGAACAATATGAACTTTCAATTACGAAAGTTTAACATGGAAATGATTACATCTAGATGTGAAATAGACAGTAGAAAAAGTCCTATGATGGTAGTCATAGGAAAGAAAGATACAGGAAAGTCTTTTTTGGTTCGCGATATCCTTCATACTGTACAACGATGTTTCCCTGTAGGAACAGTGATTTCTGCCACGGAGATAGCAAACGAGTTTTTTCAGGCAATTGTTCCATCTAAACTCATTCATGACAAGTACAAGCCAGAAATTGTTCAGAATGTTATTAAGCGTCAAGCAAATGTGAAGCAAAAGCGAAATGAGGACAAGCGAGCTAGAGGAGGAAGTTCTAATGTTGATCCACGCGCGTTTCTGATTCTTGATGATTGCTTGTATGACGCAAAGGCATGGACGTCAGAAGAGTCCACTCGGTTTGTATTTATGAACGGTCGTCATATTGATTTGATGACGATTATTACGATGCAGTATCCTTTGGGAATTGGTCCAAACCTACGAACCAATGTAGACTTTATCTTTATTCTTCGAGAGAATATCATGCGTAATCGTAGAATTATCTACGAGAATTACGCAGGAATGTTTCCAACTCTTGATATGTTTTGCACATTTATGGACCAGTGTACTGAAAACTACGAATGTCTTGTCATTTGTAACAATGTGTCCTCGAATAAGCTTGAGGACCAAGTGTTTTGGTACAAGGCAGCAGAACATCCACCCTTCAAGCTATGTGACTCATCTTTGTGGGTAGACAATCGTCCCTTCCAATCTGCGATGTTAGCAGCAGATGAGTACAACCCAATGACGCTGAAAAAGAAGAGTTCGGGTCCTTCTGTATGGGTTAAAAAAGAAGATGACAACAAAAGATAATGGATGTCCCAATGGATGGTCAAGAACAGCGAGAGTCACCTTACCGCACAGTTATGAAGGTTCGGAGGCAGTTAGCGTTAAGAAACGCTATATCACCATCGAGTAACGAAATGGAAGGCGTTACATACGCTGGACCAGCACCACCGAGTAACAAAATGGAAGGCGTTACATACGCTGGACCAGCACCACCGAGTAACGAAATGGAAGGCATTACATACGCTGGACCAGCACCACCGACATCAAACATATACCAGGTTCCACTCAATAAAGTAGATGTTTCCTTATTCAAGAATCCTCCGAGTCAAGCTAAAATTGGAGCCATGAACTGCGCATCAGTAACGGCTCAGTTACTTGGGTTGTTGACATCGAGTGAATCTGAAAATCATGCTAGGTTGAATACCATTGTGAATACAAATGAAATGATACGCTTATTCCAGGCATCGAATATGGAAGACAGCAAAGGGTCACCGTTTTCTATAAAGGAAACGAAATATTCAGATGTACTCATAAGCATTAAAAATATTGAAAAAAGTCTATGGAATGGATTTGCGACACCTATAGGTCTTAGAGGGTCTGGCAATATCGGGCATTTCGTAGTGTTAGCAAAATCAGAAGATATTGTCTATATCTTAGATCCACAGGAGAGGATCGTTATACAGGGACTCGTAGAGATACATATGTATATTGAAAAAGAAAAGATGAATTCATATATAGATGTATTTACAACAAGCCGTTTCCTTTCTGAAGACGATTTTAGACACGCCTATTTGAATGGACCTTTAGCACGTACTAATACGTGTGTACGATCCGGTGGCAAGCGAAAAAAGAGAAAGACAAGACGCCGTTTATTCGCGAAGCGCGCCTTCCGAAGGATGAGTAGGCACAGAACTCGCTTCTAATTGTGTTCGCAATGCCTCGGCATTCTTCTTCTTACGTTCCTCATTCTCTGCCTTTTGCGCCTTGATCTTTGCCTCTCTCTCATCGGCGAAAAAGATTTCCTTATTAGACTCATTCTCCTTGTACCGTCTCATTAGCTCGTTCAGTTCCTTCTCAGCATACTCTACTTCTGGCATCAAATGTTCACTTGGGTCCCATGGCAACCATGCACCAACCTTACCAATGTACAAGTTGTCCTTAGGATACTTCCTCTGGAACACCTTGGCCATAACCTGGGCTTCCTCAACAGTAGGAAACGAACGACGAACCTTAACCCCTCGAACATTTGTTCTGAAGTCTACCGTATTGTCGTACTCCTCCTGAAGCTCCTTCTCGTGTTTCAGAAGGAATACCTGGTACTGCTCCTTGAGATCCGTAGCACGAATCTCTACATCACGCACCTTTGCAAACTCCTCGGCATCCTTCAATAGGTCGTCAATTTTCAAAGAGTACTTCTTAGACAGAAATACCATAAGATGCTCCAATCCCTTGACCTTCCAATCAAAGTTCATAAATCCAATAAACTTCTCAAAGAAGAAACGGGACTTGTCTTCAATCACCTTCTCCGGACTCAAAAAGGAAACAATACAGTACTTCTGGGTAGGCATTTCAGGGTCTTCGTCGAGATAATCCATAACAGTTCCATCATCTTCATGGGTAGGTAGACGAGTCGACATGTTTATCTAGTCATGTCTCTTGTTTGTAAGTTGTTTCTACGCACAAGTACAATGGGCTACGGATATTCCGAAACATTCTTGGTGATATTTCTTACACATCCTGGAGTAATTATCCCAACCGACCCGGCTGGAACGATTCCTTCTCAGTATGAAGCATTGGTCCCAAAAGACGGAGTTCCTCCCGTGATGAGTGCTCTATGGCAAGTGATGTGGGCGTGGATATTGAATCTTCCCGGAACACGAGGCCCAGCATTAGGATGGACGATGTACGCAATATATCTAGTTTTCCTCTTAGTTTACATGTACTACGGTCTATCCCTTCGATTCCAAAAAGGCGTCTAGCATACAAACAATGTATGAAGGTTGGACTCGACTTCTCATTGTCTTCTTAACACATCCAGGAGTGTTAGTCCCGATCCCAGTATCGGGTCTGATGAGCTGGCCTCGTGGACTCTGGCAAGCAAGTTGGGGAATGGTCCTTCATAGTTTTTCAGACGGTACTAAAAAAGAACTTGCCTCTATAGTTTATTGGGGTATCCTGATTGTAATGATATATATTCAATTGGCTATCGCGTTGGCACAAGCCAAGACATAAAAAAAATCCATTGTCTTTAATAAAGATGGATTCTAAGCCCAAGCCCACTGCTCCTGGGATTGATATTGGCGACCTAGTCAGTCGAGTGATTAAGTACTTCCTAGAAGGTCTCGCCGTCGCGGTTGCTGCCTATGTAATCCCAGGAAAGACGATGCGTTGGAATGAGGTTGCTATGATTGCACTGACCGCTACTGCAACCTTTGCCATTTTGGATATCTACGCACCCAGTGTAGGATCTTCCGCGAGAACTGGTGCTGGGTTTGGTATTGGTGCCGGACTCGTAGGATTCCCTGCCTAAGAAGAGGGTATTTTAAGGTATCTGCCTAGGTCTCTCTAATGGAGTACATCGTTCGCTTCCAAGGAAAATGGTTTACAATTCATACGAAACCATACGAACCCGAACGTATGACGACAGATGTAGCATGGATACAAATTAAGGAATCACTTTCGCCAGAGGAAGCATACAGGACATGGTTTGAACGGCAACGTAAACTTTCTCGCCTCCTTCAACAATGATCCTACTTGTCTTATCGTTTTTGGTTCTTGGTTTGCTAGTCTATCGATTCTGGAAACCAATCGCCATGCCTCCCAAACGAGACGTGAAACCAAATGAAGCGAACTTGTATTTTTTTTATACGAATTGGTGTGGGTTTTCCCAAAAAGCAATGCCAGAATGGGAGGCACTTGAAACAAAAGAGCTGTTCTTTGGAAAGACACATGTCCATCCAGTTGCGGTCAACTGTGAGACAGACAGAGCCACTTGTTCCTTGTACGGAATTGACGGATACCCATCCGTGCTACTGGAAACAAAGTCGGGGCTCTCACAACTTGATACACGAGTGACTACTTCCAATATGGTTTCATTTCTTGAACGAACATTGGGCAAGGAACGCCAAGACTTGTAAATATCCTTGCCGGACCAATCGTTTCTTGTCCTTGGATGTAATATCATGAATTACATGAACCTTATCTTCTTTGAACCAAATGGCATACTTTGACGTCGGTGGATGTCGTTGCCCGCAATACAACTGCTTCACAAGCTCAACAATGTTACCATTGAGATCTTGTGGACGTACTTTCTTGGGTGTGTAGGAAACTATAAAGGATAAACAGTCTTTAGGTAGATATTCATCAAAGTAGTACATATGCACCCCTCCATCTAGATACACATGGTTGTACACAACTTGAGGTTGGAAAAAACAAGGAATACAACAGGACGCCTTCATAGCTGTGAGAATAGGAACTTGACCCGTGAAAAAGACAGGACGCCGAAGTGTAAGATTGGATGCCCCAATCATAAGCTTCTGAGGAGCATCTGCAATTACCTTTCCGCGGAGATCGATACCTTGTTTTCTAAAGGCATGAAGCACAGATTCTCCAACATCGTCCATAGCTAACAACCCACACTTGTCAATCAAATCTACAAACATTTGTATTTTTGCATGTTTGACTATAGACTCTAGATGCATGGCATCCTCAATCATAATTTCAATCTGATCCAATGACATATTGAATGCTAATGCAGTAGCCACGATAGAACCGATAGAATATCCGTAAATACCATCTGGAAATTGAAGAGTAGGATGAGACTCTGCTAAGGCACGAAGGCCTCCCAAATGAAGAGCGCCTCGCATACCACCGCCGCCAAATGCGATGGAACGAAACATTTGTATATCTCAGTAGTAAGCATGTTGAAAGCTCGTGACGTATGGGACGAACAAGAATCACGCAAACAGCAACGAATGGCTGCTATGCGCCCTGTGCTGGCACAGCTATATGCGAAAGTCAAGAAACAAGCTATTCATTCTCCGAATGCCCCCTATGTTGTGTTTGAAATCCCATCCTATGTATTTGGATATCCTATTTACCAACTTACGGAAGCTCGCGAGTACTTACTCCATACCCTTCAAAGCACAGGATACTTGGTATGGGTTGTAGATGAGAAGTATTTGTTTGTATCATGGATGAAAACGACCGGAAGCAAGAGCGCTGCGTATCGTCCATCCTTAGTCACAAACTATCGACCACAAGTATACGATCCTACTGCGTTAGGAAGTATGCTGCGGTAAAAAAAAAGAATCTATGTAGTAAATGACAACAACATTATCTCCGCTTGTATTGAGTCCGATACTTGCTAGCTATGCATTGATATCGACTACACTGGCAGTTGCTACAGGAACCCCAGGATTAACAATTGTAGACGGAGGACTTGTAAATGCGACGACTAAGACGGGTGGTTCTATATCACCACCTAATACTCCAACAGATATCACGGACCTCCCCGCCAGTGTTAATGCATTGGTTGTCGCGCTCGAAAATGAATACCCCGTGGGATCACGAAGAACTGAGATTACAGGTGGTGCTCTAGGCGGTATAACCTTGAATCCTGGAGTCTATAACGTTCCCGCAGCAACATATAATTTGGACGTTAACACAACGTTAACATTAGATGGAAATGGCAATATTCAATCTCAATTCCTTTTGTTTTTTCCAGAGACTTTTATAACATCCGGTGGAACAATCAACCTTATCAACGGGGCACAAGCGAATAATGTATTCTTCATTGTAGGGAGTAGTGCAACCCTTGATTCAGGAACCGTGTTTCGCGGAACTATTCTTGCCAAGGCGAGTATAAGTGCCACTGGTACTGCTTCAATAATAACTGGTCGTCTATTAGCAAGTTTGACTGTATCATTCGACAATCCTACAACCATTACAATGCCAACTGTAATCATACCATGCTATGCCAAGGGCTCAAAGGTTCTTACGAGCACTGGATACAGACTCATTGAGGATATTCGAGCAGGCGATTTCGTTGTGAGTGAAGGACGATTCCCCAAAGGATATCGGTTGGATATTGGAAACAACCGAACAAACCAACAAGTGCTGTTTGTTGGGCACTTTACCCCAGACTCTATGACATTGGATTCACGACCTATTGTTATTCGTCAGCACGCATTGGGTATACAGCTTCCATTCGAAGATACACGTGTATCTCCGGAACATTGTGTTCTCGATCACAACAAGATGTACCGAGCACGGTCGCTTGTCAACAACTCCAGAATCTACCAAGATATGGAGTGCGAAAGTGTTGAGTACTACCATATTCTGTTGAATGGACATCACTTGATCAATGTCAATGGTATGCAGGCAGAATCGTTGAACGGGTATAGTTTCCTGAATACATTTCAAACAAACACAATCACTATACAGGCCACCGAGGAAATATGTGTTTGATTTCCATCTGAATGGATACAGGGCATAGACAATGGACTTGTTGGCACCTGACCCTCGGTATACACGAGGCGATGCCCCAAATCGTATTCTTATGTCCTCTTCCTTACTATTTCTACTTCCCATGGTCGCGGCACTGAAAGCTGACTCTATGTATGCCGCAGCAGTGTCGGGAAACCTGGTTGTCACATCGTTTCTCTATCACATGACCAAGGATGTTCATTACTTCTGGATTGATCAAGCTGCTGTCTTTTTATATGTTGTTGCGTTTGTGCACGAGGTGTGTTTCAGAAAACAAACATTCTACCATATCTTGGTATCAATGATTGCTGTCTATGCTGTCACGATCTACCATTATGGATATATGAACTCGTGTTATGTATGGGATGTTGATTGTTCGTTATCATCTGCACACCATGCTGGACTTCATATTGTGTCTGCTCTTGCAGGCGCTATCACATTTCTAACGGACTGAAAAACGAATGAATCTTGTAGTACACATTGGTGTCCACTATGGAGTGTGAACACGATACCATCGATGTCAACGAAGGAGAACGTGTATGCACGTCATGTGGAAGTATATTAGGAAGTTTTATTGATGAAGGAGCAGAATGGAGAATGTATGGAAATACAGACGAGGATCCTTCCCGAACAGGAACAATTACGTCGCAACTTTTACCCAACTCATCCTATGGTTCTATGATGATGCGAAAGCGAATTCCCAATCAATCGGAAGAAACAAAGACATTAACAAAACTCTCCTCATGGTCATTCTCGTCCCACGGCGAACGATCTTGGATGGGAATCTTTGATGCGATTCAAAGTACAGCACTTCGATACGGCCTAACAAAGTCAATTATTGCCGACGCATGTGGGCTGTTTAAAAATGTTATAGACTCACAAAAAACACGTGGAGAAACTCGTCGTGCGCTTATGGCAGGTGCTGTGTTCACAGCATGCCGTAAGAACAATGCAACAAGAAGTCATGAGGAGGTATCGAATATGTTTCATGTCAGTATTCGGGCGTTGTGTAAGGCAATGGCACGATTTGACGATGAGATAACAAGCGTACTCAGCACACAGCTTGGAATTGCGGAACGTATATGTGCAGATTTAGCACTTATCGACAAGGATCGAGACGCAATCGTTCTTC